GATACGTTTTGTATTGCTTCATGAACATCAGATTCTTCTATATTGTCGTTATGTTCATATCTAGCTAGTGCTAAACACATTGCAACCTTTAGCGTATGATCAGGAACACGGTTTACAAATCCTGTCTTATCCGTGTAATTCTTTTGGTTCTCTCTCCATTGCTTTCTCCAGGAATTGAACATACTTCTAGCACCATCAGTCGGGATTAATCTAGCCTTGTTAGCGGCTATTTTCTGGAGATGTGGAACGTATTTAGGTGTTATGTAATTTGTAAATCGATCTTCATCAACAGATTCTTTCTCTGAATCGAGAAGGTCAAGGTCTTTAGATCTTTTCTCTTCATAAATGAGTAGGTTACGTCCAATATATCCCCCTTCAATATTGGGTTGGGGAATAGAATCATAGAAGTGAGCTGGTGAACTCCCGAAGAGGCAGGTAATGTATGGTTCTTTGAGCTTTTCATGTCCATCTCCTTTAAGCATGTTGGTCCAGCTAGGATTATAATTCCTGTCATATAGATCTGTTAATATTGTCAGGCTGTCTGGGTCTTGAATAATTGCTGTGCTAAGTTCTCCATTCACTATAAAGCCTCTAGAGTCTGTAATTACTGGCTTTCCATTAGCTGATCTAGTCGTTGCTAACTCTTTAATGATTGCTTGTATGGACGAACGGCCGGCTATTACTCTTGTGTTATCAGCTCCCTGAACTAATCGTTTCGCAAGATTAACCGGAAAGCCTTTCCCCAATCCTGATTCGCCCATTAGAATAACATACATATTCGGGTAGTATAATAAATTGCCTTTGAGTGTGCGAAGTGTATAGCTGTTTGCGGCTACGGCAGAAATGCAACAAAGGAGACTCCAATATAACCAGCTAGTTGGTGTTTCAACTGCTTGATTGTCATTAACTAGTTCTTCTATCCAATTCACTTTTCTTTGAGCTTAAACAAGAGCTTGTGATATAACTTAAATTGGTGAATTTCTAATTCTTTACTAATTGGTTGAGCGTTGGCTAAGGCTGTAACAATGATAGTTAACTCTATTTCATCTAGTTCTATCTGGAATAGTTTAATTTCGGCCAATCCGACCTCGTTTGAGAGCTAAATCATATATCTTATTGAACATAGATTCAGGGATGTTCTGACCAGCCGTTCCGACGACTACAACATGAAAGTTTTGCTTAAAGAGTAGTTCATTTGGAGAAACCGGATAGAAATATTGATCTTTTTCAAGATTCTGTGAACGTGCCCACTGATAGGCTTCTTGTTCGTTTCCTGCAAGGATACAGATTTTAGTCATCTCCATGATACCTTTTCCTGTTTCTTATATCTTGACAAAGGGGACAGTATCTTTGTCTTAAACCTCTATTCCATCCTGACTGAACTATCTTAACTTTATATGGAGTTTGACATTTAGGACATAAACTCTTCCTAGCATCATTATACTCTCTATCTCTTATTCTATCATGCTGATTATCCATAAATGTTCCAGGTTGTAAGTGTTCTGGATTAAAACATCTCTTATCACATCCTGTATTATGTCTAGTCTCAATTTTAATATCATTATAATTTAAGTCACGATGCAAGCACATTGATAGTCTATGTAAATAGAATTTGTTCTTCTCAACTTGTATAATTACATATTCATCATTTGTTCCTCCATTTGGTTTATTAGGAGGAATCCAACATCCATTTGCATCTATAATCTTTGGGTAGTTATTAATCCACTCTTTGTTAACGTCAGAGAGCTTATGATAATATCGATCCATTTATAACTCCACACTATGAAACTCTGCATAATTAGTCTCACTCATTTCTAAGTCGCATGGAATTATAAGTTTTATGTCTCGTTTTAATGTACAGTATAAAGAGAAGTCGATTGGTGCCTGCATGTGCTTTCTCATGAGTTCTGCGTAAGGCTTCCAATTATTTGCTGGTGCTTGCAAGGTAATGCTATCATGTTTTTCTTCTGCCCACATAAATTCAATGTCTCCATTTAATTCTTCGTCTATCCTTAATGCGGCTCCCTGAACTAAATGAGCTATTGTCCTCTGAGGAATATTTGCGTAGGCTTCTCCATATAGGCTATCATCCATGCGGCCGTGGAAGACTCTCACACCTCCAAATGGATCAATAAGAACTCTGCTAGAATCTATCGCATTCTTAATATCAGCATGGAACTTCCCCCTAACTTTTGGAGAGGCACTATGAAATAAATCTAACATTTGATTTGCGCGCCACTCCGATATGTCCATCTTAATGTCAAATTTTTGAGCATTCGTGTTAAATGTAATCATGAATGTATGTTTCTTCATATCATAGTTTGAAGCGTGCCTAACCACCTTCCCTGTATATCTTTCTGGCCCTGATTTTGGCAGCTTATCAACGATTGAATGTTGGAAATCTGCTGAGAGTTCTAATTTATTAGTATAACCAAAGATTAATGCCGCCGTACGCCTATGAACGTCAACCTTATCGAAAGCCTCTAATAATTCGTAATCCTCAGATAATACTGCGACTACTCTTGCCTCCGCTTGGCTAGCGTCAGCTTGGATAATAACTTTATCCTTGTCTGCGAGGAGCATACTTTTGATATCTTTACCAAGGCGTCCATGTGCCGATATAGTATGATCTGCGAGTCCGATTTTTTTAGGGCGTAAAGGCTTTTTAAGAATACCAGTAGACGATCTGCAAGTTTCAGTCGCTGAGATATTGTAAGCCGATTTGCATCTACCATCGTAGTCAGGACTGAAAGAGATTTGTCTAGATTTCTGATCTCTGATTCTACGTTCTTCGAGGACATTGCTTAGAATCTCTTTCTTAGTTTTGTCCTTACATGAACTCATTAAAGAGATTATTGTATCTTCTGATGTTGGATCTCTCTTTCTAACTTTGAATTTCATAGTTTTATATAAAAGATCGAACATCTGAGAATATGATTTCACGTTAATATCATCACCCATTGCGGCCGTTAGTTTATCATGAACTTCATTCTGCATCTGAGTGTATTTAGTTCTCAGCTCTTTCTGACGAGCAATATCCACTCGTTTGCCAGTAGTTTGTAATTTCAAATAGAATTTATGCTTCTTCATCATGTAGTTGTAGTAATAATCTCGAAGCGGCACCGAGAATCGAGCACTCAAATCATCTAAATCTTGCTCTTGATTTTCGTCAACTTCCTTTTCTACTGCGCAGTCACGAGCATTATACTTCAATAAGTTATCTATTTTCATCTTGCCTAATTTGAATTCTTTACCATCATCCTTATAATAAGGTTCACGGGTCCAAAGGCTAGAAACAACACAAAGACGCTTATCTGGTAATTCTGGAAAAATAACTCTTGTTTTAATCAATGTGTCTGAATAGACGTTTGGACACTCAAATCCAAGAAGTGATAATTTATATTCATCATACATATAGTTGTGGCCAATAATTCTGACTCTTCTGAGTTGTTCATCTATCATTCTCCAACATTCATCAAGTTCACTGTCACCCATATCAGTAAGACGGTTGGTGCCAATAGAGCGCAGAAGAGGGATACTGATAGCATGTTGTTTATTAAAAGCAAACCCAACACAGACTGGCACGCAGTTAATAGATTCAATATCCACTGCTGCTTTGTCGAGATTTTGGTATTCACGGAAGAACCTATGAAGATCTAATGAGTTGTGTGCAATGCTAAGTGTTCTTTCTGGCAGATTTAATTCAGATGTTAATGACTCTTCCGCTGCGCGGCTAACATCAGAAGCTATAACTTTATTCCATACCCAACTTAATCCTCCTTTTGAATCTTCGTTTTCAGTAGCTCCATGACTAAACAGAGCAGCAGGATGTATAGTTGGAACTACTTTAGTAATGCCATTATTAGCAAGAAGTATACTACCACGATAATTAAGAATACCGCTGACACCAGAGACAGCCTGGAGTGCCAAGTCTCCGACAGCAAGAATACAATTGGGATGAAGTTTATTGATTTCATTGTCCCAAAGCTCCTTAATAGATTGTTCAATGTCAACTCCTATTAAGTGAAGTTTCTTCAGGTCGTTCATCGGCGGACGGTATTTGATTACGTTTGTAATGTAACAATCTGAACGTTTTATTCCAGCCTTAAATAAATAGTCATTAAGCATTCCACCTGTTGGACCTACAAAGACTTGTCCTTGCTCATCCTCATGTCGTCCAGGAGCTTCTCCTATCACCATCAATTTCGGTTCTACATTCCCAGAACCACCAATGTAATTAGGCAATTTTACAGTTCGTCCATGTCTGTTTGTTTCTTATAATCTCTTATAAATTTCAAGGCATCAGCGGCCGTTGTGATCTTCTCTATTTGTGGAAACTCTTTATATGCTCTCACTATTTTCAAATCCTCTGAGACTGATCCAATAGATCTTCTGAGAGCTCTTGCAGTATCAGAAACTCTCCATGAAGCCTGAATCATTAACTTCTCTCTGTGAAAAGAGTAAGTCTCGATTGCTTTACGGAGATATTTAGGTGTTGGATTCATTTCGTTTTTGAACTATTAATTCCATAATTAAAGCCTCTAATCTATGGATAGTTTCTCTTAAATCTTCATGCTCTCCGCGAGCAAGTAATGTTGCATCAAGCATTTTATTAATTCCATCAGTAGCTTGGACTAATCCATTAGTGGCTAGTTTTAATCCTTTATTAGTCTCTCGCATTGCCTCGAACATATCCCGAAAGTAATCAGGCATTTAATTCTCCAGAAAAAGGGCGGGATGCTGGCGAGATGCTGCTTTTAACAGCAACAATGCCTTATTCAATATATTCGGCATCATCCCACGAGAGACTAGTGTTTATGCTAGTGGCTTAAAATCCACGACATCATTAAACTCGTTCCCTTTGTTGCTTTTACCTCGTTTAATGTAAACCATAAGCTTGTGGCCAACTGTTTGTTCGAACAATTGTGTGCTCAGCTCGTAACCTTTAACGGCATCGTATGGAAAAGCTAGAGTCTTCCAGAGATCCTTCCCAAATCCTAAAGCTTTCTCATTGAATAGACGCTGACAAGGTGTCCCCTTAGACGGCCCATCAATAATCTTAAAGGAGAAGATACAATTAGTAGATTGATCTGTATCTGCTTCCTTTTCTTTATAGTCTGTAATCTCAACAGGGTGCCATCCAACTTCCGCAAGGTCGCCGCGTTTGAGATCATCTGGTGTTAGAACTGCTCTCATTGTTTTTCTCCTTCGTTTCGATTAGGTTTTCCAGGTTGGTGTGAAGTGTTTGACGTTGTCATTTGGTTGTGTTAGTTCTTCTGCTCTTTCTATTCCTCTGCTTTTGTCAATCAACTCCTTCCATACATGATAAAAGATTTGGTCTGTTATGTCAAACTCTTTAATATAGTCTCCTAGCAAGGGGCTCTTGGCATATTCATCTCCTATTGCTTCTGTAGATACGACATACTTCAACTTAGAAGCACCAGTTGAGTAGTCTGAGACTTTAGAAAATTGATATATTTCAGTGAAATTACCTGGAATCATTCCTGCTACCTTGCTGCCATAAGTCACGATAGGATTAGTTTTGGTGACTTTAATTGATGCTCCGGAACCTTCAATTTTTATAGACGGTAGGGGATGGGCCGTCCAGATGACATGACACGGAAGAGTTTTAGAAATGTCTAATGCTTGACTGACTAAACTCGTCTCAACCTTGTATTCATCAAAGTCTGGAATCATTAATGGAGCATCTTTATTTAGTTTATCTTTCTTTGACTTGTTAGGATCTCTAAATCCCATTGACCAATTAACGGCCGATGCTGTCAAGTTAGTCACACTATCTGTAATGAATGCGAAATATCTACAGTCCTTTGTGAAGCTAATGATTTTGTTGAGATATTCATGTGCGTTGTGTGCTCCGTATGTGTCATATTCTATGTTATCTAATATCTTCTTTGCTAAACTTCCAAATCTCTTCTCTGTGAAAAATGTAGTTAGTTCTATAGGCTTCATCTTATCGAAGTATGCTAAATACACTGGACCTTCTACTGCAAAGCTCGCAGCGGCCAATGTTTTACCAAATCCTGGAGATGATTTGAATAAGAATGATATATTGTTATCGGGTGTTATGCTACTTGCCTTCGGCACTAATCTTCTCCCTCTTCTAATTCATTAGCAACTTTATCTTGAAGTTCTCCAATTATCTCATCTAATCTTCCTTGGATTCCTCTAAAATCTTTAAGCATCGTTAATAAACTTGCATCAGATGTAAAGTTCTCCATTTCTGAGCTAATTTCATCTAAACGTATAGCTAACTTCTTTATGTCCATTTTAGATTTCCTCATCCTGCTCTATTACTGCTCGCTTTGCAGATTGAATTGTTGCTTGTAATCTTTCTGATAGACTCATTTGCTGTTCTGCCAAATGCACTGGCTCAAAATCCTCTGTAGTAAATGTTGGAATGATTTCATCTAATGGTTCTTTAAGTCCTTTCGGCTTATGACAAGCAGCACAGTGCGGTTTCGCTAACCTCAGACTATATTCGTCCATTAAAAACTCTGAACCGCATCGCCAACAGATTGATCTCTTTCCGAGTGATAAGGCGATGTTTGATTTAAAAGAACAGTCTGGTAATGTGCAGAAGAATACTTCGTTGCCTGACTTGTAACGAAGTCTTTTAAGTTTGTGCGTATGCTGAATCTTAGCCATCTCACTCTTTCTAAATCCAATCCTCGAAGCGGCCGGCTCTGACTGATTAGTAGTCCATTATTAGGCTGCGTAAATCAAAGTCAGAACCGGCCTATCCTCTGCTAAGTAGCACTACTGTAACTGTCTATTGCTTTCATAGATTTGTTACGACTAACAAAGCAGAGGAGTCTTGTTATTGAGTTTCTATTAAATCTACTTCAATTATTTCTAAATCTGATGCCGTTCGTCCATCAGGTTTAATATCAATATCATCGTCATATTCTCCAGTATAAGAATTTACGCTAGAAATATGCCTAGCATTAGGATTAGCCGCCCACATTGATATGCACCTTGCGGCCTTTCTTCTTGTAGATATTAGTCTTGGAACATCTATAGCTTTCTTAAATTCGTGTTCTGGAATGTTAGGATTCCAATGAGAATAGCCTCTATCTCTCTTAGCTTGTGGCATTAATTCTCCTGTAGCTTTATGTCTTATACAGTAATATCTAGCAGATAGATATTCAGCCATCTATTCAACTCCTGTCATCTTCGCAGTAACATCCCACTCAGCTATCGTCACATAGTTATCTTCTAGCTTTCTGTCCTTGGAATCCTGCCCCGAAGAGTCACAAATCTCAAAATACTCACAGAGTCTATTAAACTTATAGCAACTAGTCGGTTTTTCAACCCATTTTCCAGTAGCTACACAGGTTAGATATTCGTTTAATATCATATCTGTCAGATTAGACTTCCAGTCAGAGATGTAAATAGGGTCATAACTTAACGGAAGTCTTTTAAATTTCTCTTCGGCCGTTTTTGGCTTATTCACATCTGGGTCTTGCAATCCTATCCTATTAACTAATAGATAGTTGCTATCAACAGCAGAACAATAGTTGATGAATTGATTACTCTTTCTTAAGACCATTGAGTCTCTTGAATATGTCTTATGATCTATTGGCAATCTCTCATATGAAGCACTCTGACCGATGCCATGATAATTCACTAAAAGGTCTATCTTTCCTGAAATGATGATTCTAACGCTGTCATCCTCAAACAAATTGTATGCGAATGGGGTCTCAACGGCCAATACTTCTAGACAGTTTTCATCGTCTGCTCTCCAGTAATCACAATGCTCTTCGATTGCTCGCAATACTCTGTTTATATCATCCGATTCTAGGCTATTTTCTTCTGGATTTGAAGCTAACTCTCGAATCTTCATCAAGCAGGCTTCTATTCTCTCGTTGTAGTTTATCTGCTCTTTTAGCATTGTGTAATAAACGGCTAATCCTTCGTGAGCTAAAGAACCTTTCTCTAAGGCTTCTGCTTTACGATACATTACTGGCAATGACTTGTTATGGTTGTGTCTAAAGTTGTATCGAGCCGGGCATGTTTCGAATAAATCTATTTTGCTAGCGTCTAGTATTATGTTAGCCTTATCTGACATCACTTCCTCAATTCATTCACGTTATGATATACGACGAATCCTCTAGCACCAATGATTGACCATCCTATGATTTTGGCCGTTTTGGGGTGCTTGCGGCCGAGTTTATTCAGCATGATGCTTGTAGAGAATGATTCAGCACCGACAAAGCCGTCAACAACGAATGGATTTTGTGATGGAATTATCACTTCTGTTCCATTATGTTTCAATGCGTAATGAGTTGTCGTTGCGTCGGCTCCGAAAGTTAAATTAAGAACGATTAGCATTATTTTCATTGTAGTCTCTCTAGTCCTTCTATAATTTCATCTAATTCTATGTCATTATCGAATCTAATATAACCCATTGGATACTTGATGTTATCTTCTGGATTCTCATATATTGAGAACTTTGTTATATTTACTCTATCTAAGTATTCATCCTTCTTCACTTCAATATGACTTGACACGAACACAGGAAGAGGATGAGGAAACACTCTCCATACCATTTCTACACGTTGAGAGAGACGTGCAGACTGTTTAATATCAATTGGAGTCTTAGTGTGATTATCACAAATGTATATCTGATTCTCTTTCACTTCAACTGCCACTACATGATGTGGAACAAAGACTACGTAAAGACCGTCTGCTGCGTGCATTCTAAAGAGTGTTCCATAAAGAGTTGCTCCTCCGTATTGAGTCTCTTCTACGTCAAACTTCAGTGCTTTCAGTGCTTCTTTCAAATGCAGGCGGTTAACGGCCTTTATTTCGTCTTTTCCGGAGATTCTAGAAATAACTGCCGCACATCTATCCGTGCTTTCTCCTGTTAGTGCTGCTAATACAGCAGGACCACAGAAGCGATTCATTCCTTGTATATCATTTAATGTTGTCACTTCATCTCCAATAGCTTCTGCTTGAGGATTGTTAATTCTAGTTTAATCTTTTCTAACAGTTCATTAACTTCATCGAATCGAACATATCTTCCATCATCTACTTCCATCATACAGTAGTGGTGAGGTTCATAGCGTTTCATTTTACATTCCTTTATAGCTATCTGCATTGTCTGCACTTGTTGCAAGTCTGCATATGTTTACTATCGTGATGTAGAAGACAGCAAAGATTAGTAATGCCGTTGCGGCTCCGATAATATCACCTAAGCTCGTCATGTTCTCCTAAAAGCAAGTATCACAGGTGCAGTGCGGCCGTTCACCGGATTGGCATCTATTAGATGGTTTATGTCTTGGAGCATGAATAGAAGTAAACATTACTCCTAACTTCAATTTCGGATAAAAGTATGCTTGACATGACAAGCAATC